TTGCACCTTGACTATAAGCCCATCTATTAAAGATACCCATATTACCACCTAAATCCACCACAACATCACCTTCGTGTATTTGTTTTACGTTTCTATCTTTGTAATAATCTAATAGATTAAATATTTCGTGATAAATGGCACGTGCCCATCCATATTTTTCAGCAATGGCTATTGTACCACCTTCAACACCTTTAATGTCACCTAAATTCTCTAACTTATATGTGTTAACGTCTAATGATGTGTAGAACTTTTCAGATTTATAGAAACTATTGTCTCTCATCATTTTGATGTAGTCAACCATAAAATCAGACATTTGGTCATTCTTATTACCGTGGAAATATAGAATTTGATTTTTGTCTTTTGGAATTGCTTGATAACCAAATATCCTATTAAAATTTTGAGGGCCTTCTTCATTCCAAAACTTTAAGAAATGATGTTGTGTTTCATTTGTCATTCCATCATCACCATCATATGAGGATGTGTCGAAGTTTGATAGTGGTAAATGTTTTTTGAAATTATATTTCCATCTCATCACATTGTCAATACCCTCATCATTCCACAAATAAAGTCTCTTATAATCTTGTGGATTATTTTCCATTACCGTCAAATAGTGTTCAACGATTTCTTCAAACCACCACTTACATTTTTGATTAAACACATACATACAAACGTGCATATAAGGTTGGTGTTTTTGTACTCCCCACTCATTTGCAACTTGTTCATTAAATAATTGGGATTTGTTTCCATTATCATACCAACCAAAGAATTCTTCTTGTACGTGAATATCGGATATTGGGTAATTTTCAATCTCTGAAAAATATTTTCTAATCTCATCGACATTATAGTTAACAACCACATCACCATCTAACCAAACGTAGTTTTCAAAACCTTCATTAAGTGATTCTATACAAGCCCATTGTTTCCAATACCATTTATCGTGTTCTGATACTTTAGGTGTTGTAACTGTTCTTTTAATTACATTTGGATAATCGAACGGAACTTCACAATCAACTCCGTAAACAATAATCTTACGTTTTGAGAATTCCATTAATGATTGTACTAACTTCTCAATAACGGGCATATAACCAATGTTACCAGTTGTTATAAATGCAAAATCATTAAATCTGTTTTCTAATAAATCGGACGCACCTTTTGCGACCGTGTCCCAATTGAAATCGTTATGGATTCTTTGTGCATCTGCCTTTGCTGTAATCCACATCGCAGTATCATAATCGTATGCTTGACGCATTTTAAATCTCAAATCTTCCCAATCAGGTTCACAATAATCTCCGGGAAAATCCTTATGTTCGTGATTTGCCGGTGTTAATCCTTTAACACTAACAGGTACACCTTTATCTTTAGTAAATTGTAATTGTCCACCCCAATTAGAATATAACGATGGGGTTCCACAAGCCATAGCCTCAATTAACGGTAAGTTCCAACCTTCACTTCTTGCGCAAGAAATAAATGCGTGTGCTGTTTGTAAATAATTTACATATTCATCTTGTGATGGAAACTTAACAAACTTAATATTTTTGGTGTCGATACCATAGTGTTTAATTCTTTCTTCGGTGGTCTTTAAACCATCTGATGGGTATGGATTTTCAACTGATGCTATTAATTCAATATCATCTTGGTCTTTAAATTCTTCGGCAAATGCTTGTAATATTTCAGTCGTACCCTTTCTCCATTCCCATCTACCAAACATTACAAATTGTTTCTTCTCCCTCTTTGGATATTTTTTAATTGGTTTAAACATATCCACATCCACACCTTCGGGTACAATTGAGATTTTCTCCTTTGGATAACCTTGTTCAACTAAACAATCAAATTGCCATTGGGATGGTACCCAAACCTCATCGAAATAAAATAAACGTCTGAAGAATTGCTCGGGATATCTTGTTGATTCCCAAACATTGTACGCAATTTTATAACCATCGTAATTCTCATAGAAATAATAGTTATTTGTTTCGGCCAATATAATGTGAACGTCGGGTTTAAAGTTACCATCATAACCATACATTGGGTAATCGGAACGTCCTCCGTCCGCATTGAATAGTGTTTGGAGAGATAACATATCCTTCATCTCATCCGTGATATATGGTTCGTCATCGTGTGGGGTGTTATTCATACCCTTCCATCCTTTACCGATTGTTGAATTTCTTACCTTTACAGTGTGGTATTTGTTAAGGGCACAAAAAAAGGATTTTGCGTGATTAGCATATCCCGTTGTGCCAATAAATGAAGTGTGAGCTAATATATTCATATACCATAATATATGAAAATATTAGTTAAAAATCAAGAAAGTGTTTAATTAAATTAGTTTTTTATTGTCCATACTTGAGTGTATGTAATGTGCGAAATCTAAGTGTCCCTTGAATGAGAAGTGAGTATCATTTACTTTACCATTAGTATGGTCTTTAATTGTTTGAAATGATCTGTATATTCCGTCATCATCCTCTAATGACCACATATAAAAGAAACGTATTTTTTTATCATTTATAAATCTATTTTTTAAGAATTCAAAACGTTTTCTACTCCTTTCTTTATAAAATTTATGATTTGAAAAATGAAATTGGAAATTAATGATTGATTCCATTTTTTCTAAGTCGTCTTCATCATATGGCGTTTTAACAATGTTTTTAGCTCCTTCGTATGATGAAAGTACATTACATAATGAATCACCGATTGGGACATCTATTCTACCGTATAGGGTTGTATTAATTATTACCACATCTTTTTCATCTATGATGTCAAAATTATCTATTATGGTATCAAAAATGTAATCATTTGATACACCATTCTTACCTAAATTTTTAACGTCATAATTTAGCAATCGACCTAAATGGTTGGACCATATGTCGTCACCTTCTTTTTTATATGATAGGTAATCTTCCTTAGTTTCGGACACACATAATTCATTACAACCGTGCCCAAATGTCATTGAATCACCAAATGTCCAAAGTGTATTCATTAGATAATTTTTGTGTTATCTCTATAAAAATCGACTCCGTTAAATTGTGTATACCACATAGTATATTGATTATATCTAAATAAATGATGATTTTTCCAAGATTCCGGCCAAGACTCCATTTCTTCATTTGTAAAATGAATTACTTCAGAATTTAATTTTGTATTTTTGTGATAATATGCGTAAAATGATAACATTGTACCTTCTTTACAGTTTGGTTTAACTTTATCCATAAAATACGGTAAATTACCATCAGTGTCGGTATCGAACAATATTCCATCGAATTTTCTATCGGATAACGGTAAAATATGATACCAATCGCCAAGTATAATTTCAACATTTGACTTATCTTTAGCCCATTCTAACGCTCTCTCATATTGAACTGGATGAATTTCAATAATTGTATGTGACGTTACGTTTGGATTGCTTTGGATAAAATCTGCAGATATGTGCATACCAAACCCCAATTCTAAAATATCTCCTCCGTTTCGAGTACTTATTTGTGCCTGTCTTTCCATTATTTTAGTCTCACATTTGTGCATCACATTGTGATTGTTGTTGGGGTTGTATATATAATCATCGGTGATTATTAATGTTTCATTTCCGTTCATTAGAGTATAGTTTTTGTTTTATTTAAGTTTGGGTGTCGACTATAAATAGATGTTTTTTGAAATGGGTTTAAATCCGATATTACTAAATCAGTGTTAGGTTTAAATGTTGGGACATATTCGTTAATTTTATAATCGGTATCCATTAAAAACTTATAAAACCATTCCCAATGAGATACGGATGGTTTTAAGCTAGATTTACCTTTAATTTGACATATATTACCAGTTTCATATTCATAAACAATTAACATATGACTAACATTTGATGTTTGGGTTTGTTCTCTCAATTCTAACGTGGTATTTCCGTAATTAACTCGACCACAGTCTTCCATTC